GGGTTCTGACATAGCACCTTCTTCAATATGTTTGTGGTCTAACCACTCACCATCTATATGTTCATGTTCTTGAATTGTAGCATGACTATGGTCATCACCAGGTAAACATTGTTCGTGCCCTTCTTCACCACAACCTGAACAGGCTGCCCATACTGAAACACTTGTAATAAAAGTTAGTAAAAATACTAACAGTCCCAACTCTTTAATGTATTTCATTTTTCTCTCCTAGTTTATTCTTACTGACTTAATACAACTTTCTTTTTAAATTTTTCTTTTTTTCCAGCATTCCAATCTAACATTTCATCTACAGGAACATCTGCCGTAGTTCCTTTTACAATTTTAGTACCTGAAGGTACATCATCTGGATCGTTATACATAGTCTTTACTTTGCCATCTTCCATTTCAATAATTTTTAATCCACATTTTGCTGACTTTTTCTTTCCGTCAGAACTTTGTAAGATACTTGTATCTCTTCCACTTTCTATGGCTCTTTTATCTTTCATACACTCACTTAACTTATCATAAGGAATATATTGTGTCATGCTATTAGTTTGGTCTGTAACATCTCCAAATACAAACATGACCACTATTAAAATCATCTCCTTCATTTTGTTCTCCTAATTTACTTCTCCACTCTTGTATCCATTACTAGCACGGATTTTATCTTTCAATGTTTCGACATCTTTTAACAATTTTTCGATATCGGTTTGTAATCTTTTGATGTTTACACTATTGTTCATCATCCCAGCCATTTCTTCTTGCATAGATTCCACTTGTCCTGATAAAAATTCTATCAGCATATATTGCTCACTATCCGCTGGAAGAGAACCCATTTCCCCTCTTGGCCATTTAATTCTAAATTCTGTGTTATTAGCAATATCACCTTCTTCTAAACCTAAAATATTACCATCAATTCTACTAACTTCATTAGTAATATCTTCTTTAATTAATATGATATTTGTTTCCGCTTGGTTTAATCTTTCGACAATCCCAAAATACGCCCACACTCCTAATGCGACAGCCACAACAATGGAAATTAAATTCCTCATTGGCATCGCTACAGATGTTTCACTTGATACTTTCATTGTTATCCTTTCACCCAGTCTTTTGCCATGTTAAAGTTTGCTCGACTAAATTCTAATCTATCAACAAGTTTAACAGCACCTGATCCTTTGATTGCTACATACCCTTCTGGACTTGTAACTTTATATCCATTCTTTGTTCTTAAAAAAGAACCTATACTTTGTATAGTATTTAATTTTCTTAACAACACAGCCTTTGCTGATTGCATTGTAATATATGTTGCGATTGCAAAATAAAGACCTTCTCTATTTGGTCTTAATATTTTCATTCCGACTTCTAATATTTCTTCGTATTTTTGTTTTGTTGCTTGTGTCTTTTTACTATCTATTTCTTTTTTTAATCTATCTCTAAAATAGACTTCAAAATTATTTGCTAATCTTTTCGTGCCTTCTATTTTAGTTCCTTGTCTAATATATGTATTAAAAAATGTCTTTAATTGTATACCTAATGATAAAGGTCCTTTATCTTTTTTAATCTTGTCTATAAATGCCCCTGCCTTATAAGCAGAACCTTCTGCCATTCTGATTATGTTATCAAATGCCTTTTCTTCAGCAGAAGAAAAACGAGGATCTTCTGATTGTTTATAATTGGCGTCATCAAAAAATACATTTTTATTTTTCTTTAAACCTTTTACACTTGCACCAAATGAAGCACTTAACCCTGCCATTGTTTTACCAGAGTAAGATGTATGAAATACGATACCTATTTTGGCATTATTAATCTCTTTATAGATGTTAGCGCCAAATCCAAGAAATCCTGAACTGACAACAGGAACAGCATATGTAATAGTATTGGGAGTGAAAGTGATAGATTTTTTACCATCAACAACAGCAGTTTTCTTATCGCCGCTTGTAAATAACAAATCGCCTTGTAATACGCCTTTAATACCTAATTTAGGTAGATATTGTAATGCGACTTTTAATTTATCTGCTAATGCACCACCATGATTTCTCTTGATATCTGCATTTGTATAGTTGATTTTGGGGGTTGCGTTGAATATAGATTTAGTGCCAACGAAAAACTTTCCGTTTTCTGGATTGATACCACAGAATACTGCTGGTGCTCCATCCCATTTTACTGAAACAGTTGAACCGCCTTTACCGCCTTGGAGCATTTTCTTGATAGACTTTAAAAATTCAATCGAGGTTTTTGCCCCTTTAGTTCCATTATTTATTATTTCGTCTTCCAAATGCTCAAGGTGTGTATTTCTACCTTCGTTTAAATACTCTTGAAACCCTTGCATTTACACTCTTTCCATTTAATATTATACCCTTATATTTATATTATAACATATCCTGAATGAACAATCAAGCAGTTTTTTACTCAATTTTGATAAAATATGTAGAAATATCTATGTTAGACATAGCGTATCTCAATACCTGGGTACTCCATTCTTTTATAGTACCTTTCTTTTTAGTAAATATCGCCTCTAACATGAGTAATCCCATGTATTTACTAAACTTGAAAGCTGGCGCTGCGTTTTTACCTTTAGAGGTATAGGCATTTGCACTATCTTTAAATGTTGAAAAAGTAACAGGTTTATTATTTTTAAACTGATTTTTTGAATGTTTACTATATTTCTGATATAGTTCCCACATATGTCTAAAATGGTTACTATCACTAAAACTTGTTTCTGTCCATTTAAGTGAATCGTCACCTTTTCCTTTTCCTATTGAATTGCCTAAAATATCAACACAATAAAAATTAACTCCACCACCACCAATTTTACCACCAGCCGCCAATGCACCTTTAACTTCTCCTTGCCAAGATTTTGTAGTTTGTGTGGATCTAAACTGCATTTTCTTGCCGTTACTAAATGTTAAATAAAGGTCAGCAGAATTAAAAAAATCTCCAGTTTGACCAAAACTAAATGATGATAAATCCACAACAGCATTGTTTTCTCTTTTTGGGTGAGTATTAAATGCTGTAATTTTTGCTGACGAACCTACCTTCTTTAAAGAAACTCCTAAAAGTTTTTTCTTTTTTGATAATTCAAATATTTCTTTTTTAAGTGCTTCAAAAGTTAAGACGCAAGATTTACCACCTTTACCAAAATCTAAAGGTTTTGATGAATTAGGATTAGGTTCTAAAGTTGACATCCATATATCTCCTGGATTCCATTTATCATCACTAAATCCAGAAAGAGGTGCCTTTCTAACATCTTGTTTCTTATCAAAATTTAGTGCTTGTTTTTTAGAATCATAGATTGCTGACATAAAAGGAGAACCTCTATGAAAATAAGGAACACCAGTCCATTTTTGATTTGTTGCTAATGCGTTAGCAATTCTCATATAAACATTTGTACCACTATCATCTATATCAATCCATGTAGGTAATGCTTTAGATTTGCCACTACTATGTAATGCGATTAAATCACTTGCTGTAAATCTTTGTGTTTTCTGAAACGCAAAAACTTTATTTTGTAAAGACTTATCTTTTAATTTTGCTGGTGTGGCATTTTTACTATTAAGGTCTGTTTTTAGTTTGTATCGTAATGCACTATAATAGCATTGCATTGATTCAGTAACAGCAGTATCATCAGCACCACCGCCTGATCCTCCACCACCACCAAATTCTTCTGACTTGTTTATATCAGTAAGTTTATATTCTTTGTTTTTGGTATCCACAAAAAACATTTTTGTTATTTTTGCTCCTGATAATGCCGTTATATCTTCTATATCTTGTGTCTTAAATAGTTTATCAATACCTTTAACATCAGGATTAAATTTTAATCTAACCTCCGTTGGTGGGTTTGTTGTTGGAAATAACTCAAAGTTATTATCTTTGCCGTTTTTCTTATTAATTTTTTGCCAAATTAATAATGCGTTATCTCTTTTGGGTAAATCTGTTAATTTAATCTGTGCCATACCTATTATTTATATAACAGGAAATAGGTCAAATGTCAAGCGTTTCTTTCAGATTCAGTAAGTTTTCTACATTTAAATACTAGTGAAACTCTAAATTTGTCACCTTCAACTGCTCTTGCCACATGGGGAATTCTAGCGTCAAAGACTACAACACGACCTGCTTTTGGCCAGTATGATTTGACAATGTTAGGTTCAGGACTTCCTGAGAAACCATATGGTGTATTAACTGCCAATGCTCTCATTTCGTCTGTAAGATTAGGTGTCCAGAACTCAATTGAACCACCATCATCTGGTGTCCAGTCAGGTGTCAAATATACAATAACTGTATATTGGTCACCAGTCCAACCATCAACATGGATGCCTCCTGATTGTCCTGCGTGATGTCCGTTTAGATAATGTCTAATAAGTTTAACATTTTCTGGGTCTACTTTATCCCATATAGATTTAACCCAATCTTGTTCGATTTCATAATCTGTATCTTCGGTATCACTACCCCCTAGATGTATATGTTTGTAACCTGGTGTTTTTGCTTCTTGTTTCATTTGTGGAGTGGAGTACCAACCGTCTTGCCAATTCAATGCCATCGCTGTACCATATGCTCTTCTTACTTCGTCATCTGATATCACGCCGTCAGACGCTTGTATGATTTTATGAAAATCACCGCCTGCTAGTGCTAAGGCAGGAAAAGTAAATACTTTATCTGTACCTGGTTGTGTTATCTCCATCATGGTACCTTCAGGTAAATCTTTTGCTTCAACTTTCGTGGATTCTTGATTAGTTATACCTGTTCCCTCTAATGTAGCATCATTTTTGTCATTCACGACTTCTTTCATATCAATTATTTTGGTCATTTGATTTCCCTTCTTGTTCTTTTAACCCTTGTTCAAATTGTTTAACATGAGCGTTAAACATTTCTTCTTCGTATAAAACAATAGTTATTAAACTGTATATTGCCATGTCCATTAAGGTATCTTTAATACTTTCTTCTTTAAATTTAAAGTCACCTTTCTTTATAAAGTTACTAATACGAGCATACTTGTCGCCCATACGAACAACAGAACCTTGCCAAGCAGGGATGCCTGCAAGTTCAGACAATCTGAAATTAGCAAATATATCTGCATTACCATAATCATGTTTCTTAGCGTCATGTAAGTTTTTGATTGTTTCTAATATTTCATAAAATCGTTTGCTCTGTTCACTCATATTTTACCTAATGTTAAATGTTTAACAACACCACCTTGTGGTGCCCATTGTTTATGTTTATTTTGAAAGTCAACAGTTGCTTGCGCCTTATCCTCAAAAATTTCTTCAGCAATAATGCTTCCAGTAGGGCGCTCAATCACTAACCATCTTACGCCCTTACCTTTGCGTTTGCTCATCTTTTTTTCATAATGAAACTTCTTGTCAACTTTCTTTGCCATTATTCTGCCTTTGGTTCTTCAGCAGGTTTATCTTCTTCCTTTTCTTCAATCAAAGCTGAAGCAGGAAGATTGTCAGTTAAATACTTACTGTGGTGTGCAATAAGTATCTGCACATTTTCAAACTCACTTTGTAATTGTTTTAACTTAGCTTGTGCTTGAGAAACTTGCACGATAGCATTCTTATGCTTATCATCAAGTTTAGTTTCGTCATATTGTTTTCCGTCTATTGTTATAGCCATTTGCTACCTCCTTATACTATTTTAATTTCTGTTGCTGATTGCTTACCACGCTGTTCAGCAAGTTCGTATGTTACAGCTTGTCCAACTTCAAGTTGATTTATACCTGCTTTTTCTAATGCTGAAATATGCAAAAATGCATCCTTGCTTCCGTCATCAGGTGTTATAAATCCGTATCCTTTTTTTGGATCAAACCATTTTATCTTACCTTGTGCCATTTTCCTCCTTTCTAAATTTTAAAGTCAGAAAACTGACCTAGTTTTTTAAATTTGTTATCTGTTGAGATAGGGTCCTTTTGACCACTTTCAACTAAATCTTCTTGTGCTGTTTGTTCTACATCATACAAACGCATTTTAGACCTATCGACCCCAATAATAAACTTTCGATTAACTGTTGGGTCATTATATCTGTTCTTCAACTGTTTCACCATTATCTGGTTTTTTTCTTCTAGTTCTTCACTAGAGATTAACGCAAACATAAAGTCTGCTGTTGCAGGAAGACCAAAACTTTCTGAGGTATCTTCTAAACCTACATCACTACTTACATAACCACCTCTTGTTGTTTGAGTAGCAGAAAAGATAGGTATATCATGTTCAACTGCCAGTCCTCGTAATTCTTCGGCGATTGATTTTATGTAAGTATATGAATTAACATTTGCACCTGCCTTAAATCTTGACGAGGAACATATATTTAGATAGTCAACAAATACAATATCTGGTTTAAATGATTTCTTTAATGCCAACTCACTAATCAAATTTTTAAAATGTCCTGTGTGAGCAGACGCCGTAGGATATTCTTTAATAATTATTTGACCGGTTGTTTTACTTTGTAGTTTGTTTATCTTTGTTTCATACATTTGATAAGGTAGTTCTTCTAAATCACTCATGCCTACATTTAATAAGTTTGCGTCTATTCTTTCAGCAATTCTTTCTTCAGCCATTTCTAAAGTAATATATAAAACATTTTTACCTTGTAGTAATATAGATGAAGCAAGGTGTGTCATAAACATAGTTTTACCAACACCAGTGCCTGCAAGACAAATATTCAATGTCTTACTTGGTATGCCGCCTCTAGTTATCTTATTGAAAAAATCTAAATCTAATTCAAGTCTTTCTTCTTTCTTTTTATAGAAATCATATCGCTCTTTTGATTCAAGTAAATAATCATGCCCAACTTTCTGGTCAAAAGATACTGATAATGCTTCTGATAACATTTCAGGTAGATATTCTGGCGTATGAGTTTTATCTCGACCGTCTATGATTTGTATGCCACCTAAGATTGCATTGTGTATAGCACGGTCTTTACAAAAAGTTTCTGTTGTTTCAACTAACCATTCTAAATTAACTGGTTCTGGATTTAATGTTCCTAATATTTCAGTTATCTTTTTATATTCATCTTCGGTAATTGTACGATTACTATTGATTTCAATAGATAAGGATTCTTTTGTAGGAAGATTGTTATACTTATTAACAAACTTATATATTTCTGCAAATAATAACTTCTCTAGTCTATCAGAAAAATATTCTTCTTTGATGAAAGGTAAAACTTTTCGACAATAATCCTCGTTATGAATTAAATTTTTAAGTGCTGTTCGTTCAATTCTCTCCATCAAGTTGCCTTTCTTTTAGTTTCTCATCTAATAATACAACCAATATATCACCAATATGGTCTATAAATTCTTGACTATCTGTATCTGCTTGGATTTTATTTTCTATGATTGTGTAATCAAACTTCATGGGTAATTGACCATTAACTGCTTCTGATTCAGGTGCAAATCCTACATTACCATATTTGAACACTATACTGGCATAAGGACCACTAATCAATTTAAGACCAGTAAAATCCTCTCCAGGTTTCTCTACGAATACATAGTCCTCGTTATGTTTAGGATTGGTCGTTTTGTGCGGTGTCGGGTATTTCTGTGTCAATTACATCTCCGTATTTAAATTCTTTCACACAAGCCTCATCTAACTGTTTTAATATTTCTTTTGTGAAATACTTTTCAGGATTATTGTTTATTGTTTTACCAAAGGTCTTACTACCATCTGGTAATTCTATTCTTGTGGAAACTGACTTAAATATATTGTGTTTTAATGCTAAATCTAATAGACCGTAGTATCTATCTAAACCTTTATCATATGTTAATCTAACATCAACTACTTTATTCTCTTTTGTTAATCTGGATTTGTAATTTTTACAATGAATAATATTACCGATAATTTCTGTTCCGTCTTTTTCTTTTCGTTTAGATAGGTATACGATTGAACTAGCCGCATATTTGAGACCAGAACCGCCACCCATTTCTTTTGTAGGGAACATACTACCGACAACATCATAAGTATGGTTAGTTATTATAAGGGGAACTTTCGCTTTCCCAAGTTTTAGTGTGAGTACTCTAAAGGCAGCTTTTACTATTTGTGCCCTTGTCATATCTTTAGTTTCTTTTCCTGCTTGTGTATCTTCCATTTCTTTAGTAGTAGATAACATACCTAAGGAATCTAATACAAGCAATAATGGTTTTCTTTCAGACGGATCTTGGTCAATATATTTGTCTAATACTGTAATCGCCTGATGTCTAAATTCTTGAACAGTAGTAACTGGCATAATCACCATACGACTACTATCTATTTCTCTTTCTTCTATAATGTCTTTTGTAACTGCTGATTCACTTTCAAAGAATATAACTCCGCCGTCTGGGTTTTGGTCAAGGAAGTTTTTACACATACCTAATACAAAGAAGGTTTTACCTGTTGCACTTTCGCCTGCAATAGCAGTAATCTTATTAGATGGTAAACCTCTATGTATACCACCACCTAACAATGCATTGAATATATAAGAACCTGTATCAATAAAATCTGTTACATCTCCTGACGCACCATCTGATACTAGACTAGCATACTCGTTGCCTGTTTCTTTTATAATATCTTTCAAAAAATCACTCATTATTTTCTACCTTTACTTTATATTCTATATGTAAATCTTTTTTATTAAAGTTTTCAGCATATTCTTTTTCTCTATGCTTACCACCTTTTAAATTGTCAACATACATAGAATGAAATGTCCATTCACCTTTTTTGCCATTTATTTCTCTTTGATAAACTGTAATCATATTATACTATATATATCATTCCGTGTCAAGCGAAAAACTCATCTAAATTAGATTTTCTTGAATATTTAAATAAATCAGTTTTAGGGCCAAAACACCAGACATTTTCTATAAACATCTTGTTCATAAAGTCTGCTTTCTCTTTTTCATCTTTAAATAATGTATCTGATTTAGGTCGTTGCATAATTCTCATGCCAATCTGACCAAGAAACTTATCTTGAAATCTATCTACTAGTTCATCACCAGAACGATAACGAACACCTTTGATTTTAGGATCCATGATATTCACAAACATAAATTTTGATACACTCATAGTTTTTTCTGCAACTGGTAAATAAAAATCATCACGCCATTTATCATACTCATTAAACTTATGCCATGATTGTAGTTCTTCTTTTTCACCACCTTTATTATATTCTTCGGTAGAAAAATAAGGAGGACTTGTAAATGCACAATCAATCTGTGGTAGTTTATCATATGGTAAATCTTCGGCACCACAATTCCATATCTGTACTTTTTTAGGTTTAGTAAGAAGTTTATTATATGTAGCAATTTGTTCTTGATATCGTTGATATGTATTTGGATTAGGATCACAACCATAATATTCTTCAGCGTCTGAAGCAAAGAAACCTGCAAGTCTATCACCCCAACCACAACTTGTATCTAATACAGTTTTAGCATTTGTGATATCATAGATTGCTTTTGCAACAACAGGTTTAAATTGTGTTGCAATATAAGTGCCTAATCTAAATGCTGAAATATAACTTTTAGCACTTAACTCACCACCAATCAGTTCTTCTTTACCTTCTATCATAACTTTCTTAACATCATTTATGCCACGCCATATAGGACCTAAACATTTCCAGATATCATAAGCATCATTTTCTTCCCATCTTTTTTTAGGTGCTTCAAAACCA